CTCGTAAATGGTACCTGGGTTTTTGGTATGTTTACAGATGGAAATGATTCACAACAACCTATCATATTAGGGGTTATAAACGGAGGTCAAGGTTCTGTTAATAATTCATCGGGCGTTGAAGGTACTGATAGTTCCAAAGGTTCATCTTCAGTTGATGTACCAACAGGTAGAGACAGTGCCCCTTCAACTTTATCTACCCAATTAACTGGAAGTGATAATGCTAAAAAAGCATATAATTATTTCTGGGAAAGAATAGAAAAAGAAGGTGCAGCAACAGGTGATAAGAAAGTTATCTGTGCGGCAATTATTGGCAACCTTCAAATTGAATCAGGTAATACAATTAATCCACAAGCTTATAATCCAAATGATAAGGGTGCAGTCTCTGGTGGTATTGCACAATGGCAAAAAGATAGATTAATTAATATGTGTAAGTTTTGTGGTTACAATGCTCTACCACCAAAGGGAGGTATGCCACCTTTTGAACAACAGTTGGATTTTATATGGCATGAATTTCATTCTTCTGAAAAAAGAGCATATGGTAAATTGTTAGGTTCTACAACAATTGAAGATGCTGTTGTTGCTATGGAATATTATGAAAGAGATGCCTCATATAAAAAAATGAATGGTGTATGGTCTGTTGATACAAACTCTCCATTCTATACTAAAAAATTAAAACAAGCTCGTCAAGTTTTATCAAGCTTTAGTTACACTGGAGCATCTTCTAATCAAGGTCGTGAAAGATAATGGCAGGCACAAGAGACGATAATTTAATTGGAACAGCATTTCCTAACGCCGTTGTGGGTCAAACTTATACTATAGGTGGAAGACAAGTTGTTTATGGTGGTACAGATAAAGCCAGTACTTCAGGAACACAAGCACCATCCAGTACAGGTATTACTCAAGTAAGTGCTGAAGCTGTTGCCCATTGTAAAAATATGGTATTTGATTTTTCAGGAACTTTAAGAAATCAAAAAGTTAATTTAAACGATTATAAAAGTTACAATTTCATTATTGATGTAAATGGAAATGTCTATCAGGGTGCAAATGCTAATGAAAATCAAGCTTCAATTGTTATAATTGGAGGTATTGATAAATTCATGTATGCTAAAACAACTACTTTAGCTTCTAATTTTTTCTTAACAGAGCAGCAAAAAGTTACACTATATAAAATAATAAGAGAACTTTCAGTATATACTAATACAGCTTCGATTACTAGTGATAACGAATTACTAGAGCAAGCATTGTCGTCACTCTATAATAATTATTGCGGTTAAAATGTCTATAGATAGATTTGCAGTTGATCCTTCCATTGTAAAAAGTGTTACCAATCCTGAAGGGGATGGTGTTGGAAGAAATGATGGACCTCAATTAATAGGTAGTGGTAATCCTGCTCCTTATTATGAAGTATCAGTATCTGATAAACCTGGTCAAGCCAGCGATCAAACTATTACTCATACAGGACCAGGTGCAGGTAATATGACTGGTGTGGGTAGTGCCACTGACATTCAAGGGTTTACTTCACCAACTGGTAATAAAGTAATCATTGATAATACATTCGGTTCAGATACAATCACTATGCAACATCATAGTGGTGCCTCTATTATTATTGATTCAGATGGTTCTATACATCTTTATTCAACAGGTAAAAAGGGTGTTGGTGTAATTTCACCACGCGGTGATCTAACTGTATATGCACAGGGTCATCTAATACTTAAAGGTGATGGTAAAGTTACACTTGAATCACAAGGTGATATGGATTTCAACGTTGGTGGTAGTTTAGGTATTCATGTTGGAAGAAATATGGTTACTTCCGTGAGAGAGGGTTCTTCTGAAGAAGTAATTTATAATGGCAGTAAGGTTATTGAAGTAGCCAAAGAAATGAGTACAATGGTTGCAGGTGATAATAGAATTACAACTGCTGGTAAAATGAAAATACAAACACCTAGTACATTTGAATTAGATGCTGCTGAAAATTTAACAATTAGATCTGATAAAACCATAGAATTAGATGCACAAAAAGATATTGGGGCATACGCAAAAGAAAAAGTAAGTGTAAATGCTAAGACAACACTAGAAATTGTATCAGAAGATGCAATGACATTATCTACAAAAGATGATTTTCTAGTCAAAGCAGATGGTACTTCTAAAATATCTTCTACTAGTGCCGCATCAATACATTCTACTTCAACAGTAGATGTTCTTGCTTCTGCTAAAATTAATATAAAAGGATCAGCAACTGATATTCAAATTAGTGGATCGCCTTCCGTTGATTCTGCCGCTGATGCTGGTCCAGCTCAACTTGCACAATATCCAACTAAAGATGTTATTGTTAAAAATATCACATCATTACTTGATGCTCCTGATTTCCCACATAATGCTGCGGCAATGTCTGCAGAAGAGTTTGGTCTTTATAAGAATGAAGGTGGTAATCCTAATCCGAAAGCAGAGGCATACGCAGCTGGAAATAAAGGTGCTGGTGTAACATATGAATCCAAAGACGATGGAATAACAGCAGAGGCTGTAGCCGCTGGTATTTACGATAGACCAACAGGCATTACTAGTGGTAATGGTATATCTGAAACACCTGGTATACCTCTTCCAAGTTCTATCTATAATAGTAATGAACAATTATCAAGACATGTTAAAGTTGGTCAAATTTTGGGTATACATAATGCACCACAATCTGATATTAAAAATATTCTTACAGCAGCACAAAATGTTGCCTGGAATATATTGGATCCATTGTATGAAAAATTTGGGGCCAGAGTTTACATTTCATCTTGGTTTAGATTAAAATCAACTAACCATGGTACGGGTGGTGCGGTTGATATAAGATGTTCTAATAAACCTGATTATGGTTTTACTGCTGAAATGGCTGCCTATGTTAGAGACAATCTTCCTTATAGTAAAGTACTATTAGAGAAAAATGATGAAGGTGGTATTCATTGTCATGTTGAAGCTGCTAAACCAGGACAAAGAGGAGGAGGAAGTGTTCTTACATGTGCTGATCCACATTGTCATAGTTCAATTCCGGGTCTTAAACTTTCATATGCAGTTGCTGCATTACAAGGAAAGGCTGTAGGCTAATGGCTGGTACAAGAGATGATAATTTAATTGGTGCTGCATTTCCTAATCCTGTGGTGGGGCAAACTTATAATATTAGTGGTAGAGATGTTGTATATACGGGATCAGATAAATCCGGAGCTAGTAGTCAAGCACCTAGTAGCCCAAGTAATACACGAATTGGTAAAGATGCACTAGCACTTATTCAAAAAGGTGTTCTTAGTCAACCTGGGTTTTATGGTAACCAAGAATTAAAGGCTTCTAATGATAGTTTTAATAGTGCCGTTCAAATTGGTGCTTCATTGTTGGGAGCTGCATTATCATTAAGAAATAATACTGCTCCTACAAATTATGTAAGAACAAAAACAAATTATGTATTGACAGTTAAAGAAAAGCAAGCTATTACAACTAAATCAAAAGAACTTTCATCATATGGTATTATTCCATATGATGCATTGGAAACATTTTTTTATATTTTAGCTTCTATTGAAAGATTGGATGATTTAATTTATATTGGTGATGTTATTGGTGTACCTGAATTGGGTGATCAAAGATATATCAGAAATATTCTTGGTATTTTGGATATTGCGGGTATCTTTAAAGTTGGTTATCTAAGCCAAGGTGTTGCTTGTGTAAATCAAAAATTTAGTTCTACATTTAGCAGTGCACAACAATATGATGACTATACAAAAAGTAGTAATGGTGATACATTACAAGCTGCAGCTCTTGGTGTTGCTCTAGGGGTTATTGGTTCAAATATAATTGATTCATCATATTCGTTTCAATCATACGCTGGAAATCTAGGTGGATTTCCGGGCCTATCAACAAGTTCAATCAGTCAATCTATTAATACATATGCTTCAATTGCAGGTGGAACTGCTTCTCTTGCAGCTTTAGCTTCAGTTGCCAACCCTGCAACTGCGGTATCAGCAGTAGCAGCTGCGGCTGGTGCGTCAGCTATAAGTGGATTGCTTAGCCAATCACCTCTTGGTGGTGCACTATCATCGCTTGGTTCATTAGGTGGGATTGCTGCAGGTATTCTACTATCACAAACGGGTGATGGAGCCATGGGTA